GATAACTTTGTCGGAAAGGCAAAAATAATGAGCACTCCAATGGGTAATATAGTTAAAGGGCTGTTGAACGATGGCGCAAAACTAGGCGTTTCCAGTAGGGGTATGGGGTCAGTGACCCAAAAAAATAATGCACAATATGTCCAGAACGATTTCATGCTTGCAACTGCAGCTGACATCGTGGCAGACCCTTCTGCACCAGATGCTTTTGTAGATGGTATTATGGAAGGTGTTGAGTGGATAAACGAGGGTGGACAATTTAAAGCCATCGAGATTGAATCATGGAAAAACCAGATTCGACAAACCAAACAACGCCATTTGGAAGAGAAGAAGTTACAAATTATGAAAAGCTTCTTGTCTAAACTATAAAAGTTATAAATACATTGTAAAGAACAAATAAATCGTTCTTAATTTGTAATTATAGTAATAATTATTCATAGGGGAATATACACATGTCAGATGAAATAAAAAATCAAGACGAAGTAACTGAGGCTTCAGCTCCAGTTGCTAATAAGGGTGTTGTTACTCCAGAAAAAGACCCAGTAAAGAAATCTCTAGCATCAGTTGATAAAGCTGGTGACTCCACTAAAAAAAGTGGAAAGAGAAAAGGTGATAAAGACCAAGGTGATAAAACTGCTCCTAAACAGGAAGAAGTTGAGTCAACAGACACTTTAGTTGTAGAAGATATGACTAAAATGGAAGCTTTAAGAAGTATCATCGAAACTTTAAAGGGTTTTGAGAAGGAAGACATCCAGTCCTTAGTCAGCGAAATGATGAAGAAAGATGGAGAAGAAGATGAAGACGAAGACGAAGATGAAAAATCTGAGTCATCTAAAGCAGACCTTCTCAAGAAAATTGCTGAACATTTCAAATCTGAGGACGAAACAGTTGTAAAGGAAGCTTTATCTGCAATCTTAGAGACATCGAAAGATGACGAAGAAGACGAAGACGAAGATGATGAAGATATGGAAGAAGGTAAACTTCCACCAGCTCTTCAAAAAGCAATTGACAAGAAAAAAGGTAAAAGTGATGACGAAGACGAAGATGATGAGAAATCAGAATCTTACGATATGTCAGACGATATCGATGCTCTAGTCAGTGGCGAAGACCTTTCAGAAGAATTTCAGAATAAAGCAAAAGTAGTTTTTGAAGCTGCTGTTACTGCAAAAGTTAAAGAAGTTAAAGAAGAACTTGAATCTCAAAAGAGAGACGAGATTGTTGAAGCTTCAAACGAAATCAAAGAAGAGTTGGTCGGTAAGGTCGATTCATTCTTAGGTTATGTTGCAGAAGAGTGGGTTAAAGATAACGAACTTGCAATTGAAAGAGGATTAAAGTCTGAGTTAACAGAAAACTTTATACAAGGACTTAAATCATTATTTGAAGACCATTATGTTGAAGTTCCAGACGACAAATTAGATGTTGTTGACGAACTTGCAAGTAAAATCGAAGAAGTAGAAGCTAAACTAAATGAAGAAGTTTCTAAAAACATCGATTTATCTCAAGAAAGAGATGAACTTGTTAGAACACAAGTGGTTGGACAAGTTTCTAAAGACCTCACTGAAAGTGAAGTTGAGAAACTTACAAAACTAATTGAAGACCTAGACCAAGATGAAGATTTTGAGTCTAATGTCAAAACAATTAAGGAATCTTACTTTAGTGACTCGAAAGAGACATTACAGTTAGATGAAGAAGTGGTTAGTGATAGCGATGAAAATACTTCGACTGAGAACAGAGTTCTCAACCCAAGTATGGCTGCATATTCTGCCGCATTAGGAAAAGTTGACCCTAACAAATATAGTTAGTAAGTCAATTTTAAATATTAACACTTTAAATTAAATAAAGGGAGAAACATAAAATGTTTATGTCAGAAACTTTACAAGAGAAGTGGCAGCCAGTACTAAGTCATCCAGATTTACCAGAAATCAGTGACCCTTACAAGAAAGCCGTAACTTCTGTGGTTCTAGAGAACCAAGAAAGAGCCTTTAACGAAGAAAGAGGATACATTTCCGAAGACTCACCAGTTAACAATGCTGGTGGCGGTGTCGGTGGAACAGGTATCGACAATTGGAATCCAATTCTAATTTCTTTAGTTCGTAGGTCTCTTCCAAACCTAATTGCATACGATATTTGTGGTGTGCAACCAATGACTGGCCCAACAGGATTAGTATTCTGTATGAAGGCTAGATATAACGATAATACTTCAAGACTTGCAATGTCAGAAGCATTATTTAACGAAGCCGATACAGATTTCTCTGGTGCGGGAACACAAGCAGGTACAGACCCATTCGGTGATGCAGCTGCTTATGCTACTGGTACTGGTATGACTACTGCAGCTGGTGAAGCAAAAGGTGACAGTGCGTCAAACGCATTTGCATCAATGGCTTTCACAATTGAAAAAGCAACAGTTACAGCTAAGTCAAGAGCTCTTAAAGCTGAGTACACAATAGAACTTGCACAAGACCTTAAAGCAATTCATGGTCTTGACGCTGAAACAGAACTTGCAAATATCTTATCTGCTGAAATCTTAGCTGAAATCAACAGAGAAGTTGTAAGAACTGTTAACCTTCAAGCAAAAGCTGGTGCTCAAACTGGTGTTGCTAATGCTGGTAGATTCGACTTAGATGTCGATTCATCTGGTAGATGGTCA